CCAAATGCCTTGTTCAACGTGCGCACCAGGTGGAATAACTGGCTGCCGTGCTTGGCCTCCCATGCGGCCACATCTTCATGCAGCTTGTCATGGCACTCACGGGTCAGGGGGATGGTGAAAATGTCGTGTGGTTTGGTACCAGTGCCGCCAAGCCCATGATCGATAATGTGGTGTGGGTCGTCTGCCGGTCGGTTGCAACCGCAGCAGCATTTCTGCGACTTCACCCACTGGGTGTATTTCTCGCACTCCCAGCGGGTCAGCTTCGGCCGTAGCATAAAACCAGCTGGTGGCTCGGGGTCGACATCAACGGCCAATACCGGTTTAACCTTTTCTACGCACTCGTTAATGATCGCCTGTGGGGCTTTCTCCCACACGATATCGGCCTCTTTGCGTGTTCCCGTTGGAATGGTGGCTGGTGGAAGGCGTAGGGAGAACCGGGCGACAGCATCAGGCAACAGATCAGACACCTGTTTCAGCACAGCCCACCAGCACAACTCCGGCAGGCTCAACTGGTGGGCTTCACCAAGCATGAAATGCGAGCGGGCGCGATAAACTACCCAGTCCGCCACATTCTGTTCAGCCAGGGCATCTAATGCCGGCAAGGTTTGTTCCCGTAGGCGGTGCTCATGGTGCCAGCACATACGGATCGGGCGGCCGCCATAATCCAGGATATCAATATTGTGGTGGTGGTAATCATCGCTGGCGTCAGTCCACTGGCAGCCGGTACCACGAAGCACCCATTCATTCAGGCCTGCAATACCACCAGCTGCGTCTATAACCCGCTCATGCTGGAAAAACGATGACAAGCGCGGGTCAGCAGCCAGGCTCTGGTCTACTGCTGGAAGCAGGCCCGATGGCAGCGGTTTCAACTCGTCAGGTTCGTTGGTGATCAGCAGCCGCGCACGGCCACTGAAATAATGCAGCAGGTCACTGCCTGGACGCAGTAGCACCACACCCAGTTCACGCTGCAGGTAAGGGGTTAGTAGCAGCCTCACTCTGCGCCTCTTCGGATTTCGAAGCGCCCTATCGCCGGGTGCTGCCAGAATTTGCCTTTCTTCGGCGGGGTTGCTTCGTCCAGCAGGGTGCGCATGGCGGTTTCGAATTCACATTCTTCGATAACCGTAACATTCGACAAAATGCCGTTGGGTGCCATGAAGGGAACTTTTTTGTTGGGGACGGAAAAGGCAGCAGCCAGGTCTTTCACCTTCTGGCTTGAGATTCCAGACTTTGCCGAAAGGTTGCGGATGGTTTCCCAGCCAGCGGGGATGGAACCCGAAGATATTTCCTCGATCTTCTGCTCTACACCATTAACTTGCTGTTGCAGGGCCATCATCTTGCGTTCGTTGAGTGCGGCCTCTGTTGCCATGCGGGCAAGGATTTCAAGTTGAGTAAGTGGTTGGGCCTGCCGTGAGCGTTCCAGCTCCTGCCAGCGATCGACCAGGCGGGCGGTAAACTCAGGGGAGAGCTGAGCAACAGTAATAATACTGTCTCGCTTACCTTGTTCACCTTCAAACACATAATATGTCGCCGGACGACCTGCTGTAACCTTTTCCCCCATTGGGGGTAAAGCTATCACGCCGCGTTCTGCCAGCCTTTCAATAGATTGCTTAACTTTGTCATGACGGCTACCGACCAGATCAGTAATTTCCAGGCTGGTCATAGCTAATTCGAGGGTGTTAACGGTAGGTTGGTACGCGCAAGCGCCACCAATCAGATTAGACTGATTCATGTTTTTTTCTCCACACATGTTTGTAACGGTCCCGCCCCGCTATCTGCAAATAGACGGAACCAACCAGCGTATCTCTTACCCCTGCAAGGGTGGATGCGCACGGATCACTATATTGCTTATTTTTCATGATGTCACCCCCACTTATGCCGCCACTTCGCGAAGCACATCGGTACCGATGCCGATCAGATCTTCACGAGATACCGTGGTGAACTGGCACCGCGGCTTGATGAATGGCCGCCAGATAAACAGCATGCTGCCCTTGCTGTTGCCGTTCTTGCCGGGCTTTCCTGTGGCTGAATTTATAAACGGCAGACGCCCGTCAGTGATCAGGCGAACTTCATCGACTGTCTGCAGCGCCAGCGAGAACCAACCCGTTGAAGTATCTGCCGGCAGCAACATAACGATCGGTTGATTCTGTGCACGACATTGCTCTGCAGCCTTCTCCACCCAGGGTGTAATTGCGCTATAGGGTGGATTACACCAGATGGCGCCGTAGCTCTCCCACTCCGCCACCAGCGCGTTATCCTGCTCTGTCAGGTAACGGGCACACAGCGCGTTACTGTGGTCTGCTGCAGCGTCCAGGTAAAACCCAAACTCAACATCGAGCGCGCTGAATATCTCGATCGGGGTCTGCCAGCGGTCTTTGTGCTCTGCTGGCGTATTGCTTGAATATACGGTCACAGGATCCCCCTTTGCTGTTCAGCGATAGCCAGCAGCTTGATGAAGCGATAACGCGCCTCGATGTTGAATTGGGTCAGTACGCGTACCCAGTTGCGTTCCCGGGCGATACGGCGCAGATCCTGATCATCAGCCCAATACCCGCGCAAATACCGCAATGACCACCAGCGGCGAACCTGTTGCAGCACGGCCACCAGCGGGAATACGGTGACGCCTAAAATTTGATGTGTTGCTGGTTTCATCCTGCCAATCTCCCCAAATCGTTCTCGCTGGCTTGTTCCACGGCCTTCGCCCAAATACCTGTCCATGCCCGGCGGGCGTCGTAATCTGTCATGCGCCCCAGAGAACCAGCCATTTCCTTAGCCAGGCGTTCTATCTCGTTTTGTGGTTTACGGCGCTGGGAGATCAGACGGGTGTATGCGTCATCCCGGGCGGTGGTGTCCAGCCTCTGGACCTTGGGCAGATCGTCAGCACGGAACTCCTTGACCTTGAGGTAGCACGCCTCAGTGATCAGGTAGTCGAAATCCTTCTTGCGCCACGTCTTGCCGCTGGCCGGGTCCGGACGGTTTTCCAGCATCCACTGGCATTTCTTGGCGATGTAACGGAGGTAGGCGCCCCACTTGTCCTGGTTCAGGTCGTAATCCTTCCAGAGTTTCCGCAGCACCTTCCGGCGGCCATCAGTGATTTTGAGAACCTTTGGCATAGTGGGTAGCGTGGCGTGGAATACGTCTAGCACGGCTTGGTAGTCGATTTTCAGAGAGTCATCCGCTTGCGGGTCGGCTGGCTCAGCCAGTTGACCAACAGGTTTTATTACTGATGGATCTTGTTTTGAATTTACTAACGGATCGTATCCAGATTCTGGAGGGTCAAAACGCCCATTCTTGCTGGATTCTGACGGGTCAGATTTTGAGGTATCAAATTTTGATGCATCAGATTTTGAGGTATCAGATTTTGAGGTATCAGATTCTGGAGGGTGAAAGTTTGCCGCTGCCCGTAACTTCTCAACGTTCAACTGAGTCATGCTTGAGGTGTTGCGGTTGCCCTTACGGCGCTGTTGGCGGCTAATCCAGCCCTCCTCTACAAGCTTTGCCAGCGCTGCACTTACTGTGCTTTCGCTCGCACCAATCTGGCGGGCAATGGTCTTGGTGGACGGCCAGCACAGTCCCTCATCAGAGGAAAAGTCGGCCAGGCGCGCCATAATGGCAACCATGGACAGCTTCATACCTGCCGCCGCGCAGCCATCCCACACATATGCGGTTAGTTTTGTACTCATAATTCAAACCTGATAAATCGTGACCGGAAAATAATCATCGGCGTGGTGATCGCCCATTCTTGCCCTGCCAGGCTGTAGGTGACGGTCTCGCGCTCCGGATCTGTGCTGTGCACCAGCACCACTGCGTGATTGCGATCGCGGTAATGGCAGCCAGCCTGAATAAGTAAGTTCGCCATATCAGCCCACCATCAGTTCAGAGGCGTAGCGCTCAGCAATCCACTGGATGCCGCGCGGCGTCACGCGTGTCTGCGTATAGGCATGGCCTGAATGGTCTGAAGTGCCCGTTTTCACAGTAAGCAAGCCTTCACGCTGACGTTGCGAATGCGGCAGGAGGTTATTGGATTGGCGGAACAACACCCGGTCGCGGATCAATGCCTCAATCATCGCTTTCTCTGGCATGTTCAGGATTTTGGCTGTTTCACGCAGGCTTTTGGCACCGCTGGCGTCAACATAGTGATCGACAAAGGCCACTTTCGGCGCGTCAGCCTGCACCTTCTGCTCCAAGGCTGCTTTCTGCTCTGCCATGTCAGCAGCCAGGCGTAATGCCTCCGGCAGTGATTGAGGTACCGACGGGGTGCTCCCTTCTTCCAGCTCCTGCCAGCGGTCGACCACCGCGGCGGTGAACTGAGGGGAAAGACGGGCAACCAGCACCAAAGAGTCTCGCTTATTGAAACGGTACTCGGTGTAGGTGTTGCCATTGTGCTGAAATTCGAACTCAGCCAACGGCTGGGTTAAAAGGTGAGCAGCATGGAGGCGCTCCGCAGAGCGTTTAACATCCGAATGATTACTCTGAACCAAAGCGGCGATCTCTCGGCTGCTCATCGTTGGCGATACGGAGTTGGTTAACTGGTTCATACACCCTCCTGCTTCCGGGCCAGCCAGTGACCGCTATCTACCACCCAACGCGCAAACTGGTAGTTGCTGGCAATCCAACGACCCATTACATTTACTTCATACCGGAACGGCGACGCAGATTTACCGCCAGTCATTGCACGGCAACGGATTTGCGGCACCACTGAATTTCTGGTTAAATTGCTCATGCGATTATTTCTCCACACACTGATTTACTCGCACCGACGCCCAGGGGCTGCAACCTCTGGGCGTTACCCTTTCTGGCACTTGGCCTTTTTGCCAAACAGCGCCAGCACCGCTCTAACCTCTGCATCACGCGCCTGCAGGTGCTTACGGTGATGACGCATGATCTCGGCTGCTTCTTTTTCATCAATGACTCCATCAGCAAGCGACTCCTGAATAATCTGATCTACATGGCCACGGTGGGCGGCGGTGCGAATGCTTTTGCTGAACAACTCGACCTGATCCAGTTCTTCCAGTGCCGGAAGCTCTACCACCAGCAACCCGCGGCGCCGGGCGAAATACTCGGTCAACAGGTTGGTACCGGAAATATCCTCCATGGCTTCAAGTTCACTCACCTCAAAGAAGCGGCAGCCGTTCTTCTCATACAGGTTGTTATCGAACTCTGTTTTGCTCATGCCCACTGCGCCGGCCATCGCCGAACGGCCACCAGCGACCGCCTTACACATGCCCTTAACTACATCTTTCAAATTTGGCTCTACCATGTTGTTTTTCCTTTGGTAGTTATGACTTGAGTCGTTTATTGATAAATTACTTGTACAAATCGGGACGTAATTCAGTGCGAAGTACTCCTGTCACTTTTTCGATAAGAACGACCTGATTCGAAGGCGTTTTTTTCTCCCGATGCAGCCAGTTCCAAACCTGTTGTTGTCTCACCGGCTTTACTGACTGATCAGACATTTTTCGAGCAAGGCCGGATTGGCCGCCAGCGAGGCTGATCGCCTTCATCAATGCTTCTTGCTCCGGGGTATTTGAGATAACGCTGCTCACGCAACCACCATTAGTTGTTAAAGGTTGTTAGATAGTAGCATTGATTACGGCAAAATAACAACATTAAGGTGTTGGAATGCTAAAACATAAAGTTGTAGTCTCGCGGTGCAATCAACTAGGGGCGCTCGTGATGACACTCGCAGAACGACTACAAAACAGGCGAATTGAGTTAGGTCTTAGCCAAGATGAATTGGCGACTAAACTGGGGGTATCCCAGCAATCAATAGGTAAGATCGAATCAGGTAAAACGCTTAACCCAAGAAACCTTAAGGCAATAGCATTTGCGCTAGGCGTTTCTCCTCAGTGGCTTCAATTTGGTGAGCCAGAAGAGTATGACAATGCAAAGCGAACCAATTATCAGGTAGAAGAATGGGAAGATGGTGGTTTTGATCCGTCAGAATTTGTTGAGGTTCCAATATTGGATATAGAACTATCGGCCGGGGACGGATGCACTGCAGAAATCATCGAAGACGCGAAAAAATACCCATTCCGCCGCGATGAGTTAAGGACACATGGCGTTACTCCCCATGATGTCAGAATCGTAAAAATAATCGGAAGTAGCTTATTCCCTGTACTTACAGATGGTGATCTTGTTGCTGTTGATATATCTAAACGTTGGCCAATAAAGGATGGTGATCTGTATGCTATCCGTGATGGTGTGTTGTTACGCGTTAAACTGTTGATAAGCCAGCCAGATGGTGGAGTACTGATAAGAAGCTTTAATCGTGAAGAATACAAAGATGAAATATTAACATTTCAACAGGTTAGAGATAGGATTCAAATCATTGGCCGAGTATTCTGGTCATCCCGTCGCTGGTAAACTTTAAGGGGCAATCGCCCCTTTTTTGATCCCCCTCAGTTCTCTCTTCACAACTTTCACCACCATACGTCCAATCAAATCAACCACAAAAAGTTGTTGACACAAATCTAATAGCCATCTAAATTACAACTTATCGGTGTTGAAGTGGTTTTCTTTGAAACTTCCCGAAGCATACCGCTACCGGGATAGCTATCTAGGAAGTGATACTCAGTAAGGGGTTTAGGTGATGCAGATTGACGACGACAAGATTTGCAAAACGTTCAAGGTGCCGGCAGAGGTAATCGGCAGTATCGATGGACAGCAAAAGGGCAATACCGGGAAGAAATTTGAGCTTTTAGTAAACGGTGCTCCGGTATCGTTCCTGAATACGGAAAACGCAGTCGCAGCAGATTACCTATTCTTCTTGGATGGTGTCATCAGGGCCGTTTTGAATGACAGGGATAGCCTCGAAAGAGAGGCTAACAAAAGTGGTCGCACGATTAACGGCCATGGGTTTAGTGGCATCGGATCAATAAGCATCCCAGAGGTCACGAATAAATAAATTGACCTTGATCCATGATGCTCGTCCAACGGTTTTTATGATGTGGTTTGCAGTGCTATCGCTGATTTCAATATCCCACTCGTCATAGCTTTTGTTGGGATACTCATCAGTAAAAGTCAGAAAAATACCGTGCCGAATATCAGCATCAGATAGGCCACATCCAGAATTGATCAGGCATTGAGTTAAAACGTCTGAGCGCTTCATTAAAATTCCTTCTTGGTTGTGTGAGAACCACCAAGATACCACCGCCGCCTGAGGTGGAGAAGTTTAACCAGGCACACAACGGCATGCTCACTCGCCCTTTCCCTCAGTTCTGGGAGCGCGGTGGAGGATCCTAACTCATGAGTGAGCATACCGTTGTGGATCTGGCTGGTGGACTTCGGGGCGTTGTCCGCCGGCCACCACAACCAAGTAAGTGCTGTGTGTAGTCTTTGGCGGCCACGCCGAGCTTCTACCCCTCGGAGGTGAAGATAATGTTCGTAGGCTGGCCGCCCTTTTTTACACATCAGGTAGCGCACTGGGCAGTTCAATTTTTCATATTGCACAGTATAAAAACCCTGTACCGGTGCGCTACCAGGTGTGTGGAGAAATATGGCAGGCGATAAGTGGTATCCCTGCCAATTAATATCAACCTATTTTCTGCGAAATATTGCCGAACCTTGGCAGGGAGTCGTTTTGCCGAAAATTAGTGATGGAGAATATCGTGAGCCATTTAACTTTCAAGAACATCATTATTTATCGACTATCTCGGGATGTTGATTTATCGCCCGAAACCATTGAAACCCACCTGTCACCATTCGCCCTTACCCCATGTGGCAGCCAGGACATGGCGAAAACCGGCTGGGTCTCCCCTATGGGAAATAAAGGTACTTCGTTATTTCATGCCGTTAATGGTCAGGTAATTCTTTGCGCCAAAAAGGAAGAGAAAATTCTTCCTCCAGCAGTTATCAGCCAAGAATTACAGAAGAAAGTCGAAAAACTGGAAGGCGAACAACATCGCAAGCTAAAAAAAACAGAGAAAGACTCCCTGAAGGACGAGGTTTTGCAGAGCCTATTGCCACGGGCTTTCAGCCGTTTTAATAATACGCTTCTGTGGATCGATACGATTAACCACCTGATTATCGTCAACGCCGCCAGCCCAAAACGCGCCGAAGACACCCTGGCTTTACTACGCAAAAGTCTGGGGTCCCTGCCTGTCGTCCCACTAACAATGGAAAACCCGATAGAGCTGAATTTAACTGAATGGGTTCGCTCAGGCCAGCCGCCCGCTGGTTTCACATTGCAAGATGAGGCACAACTTAAGGCTATTTTGGAGGAAGGCGGGGTTATCAGCTGTAAAAAACAAGACCTGTGCGGCGACGAGATTGCGACAAACATTCAGGCCGGGAAGCTTGTGACAAAATTAGCGCTCGAATGGCGTGAACGGATAACTTTCTCCCTCACTGATACCGGCAGCCTCAAGAAATTGAAGTTTACTGAAAGTTTGCTTGAGCAAAATGATGATATCGACCGAGAAGATTTCGCCGCACGCTTTGATGCTGATGCCGTTCTGCTAACTGGTGAACTGTCAGCGTTAATCAATGACCTGATCAAGGCACTTGGCGGGGAGTTGGATCGGATCGCTGGCGACCAAAATAACGATTGGGTAGATATTGGCGGCACTGAACGCCCACATGACGATTTATATCCTGATGCTGTTACTTTCGTGCGCGAAACCGGTAGAGCCTCTATTTCCGGCATACAGCGCAAATTCCGGATCGGATATAACCGCGGTGCATGGCTCATTGAGCGGATGCAGGTTGATGGCATTATTTCCACCCCAGCCCCCGATGGCACACGTTCGGTATTGACCTCATTAAAAGACAAAGGGGATGCCTAATGTTCGGCCTGTTCCTGCTCGTCTGCTACACGTACCAGCCGTGCGAGTTCGTGCCGCAAGGCTGGGTGTATCCAGATCAAAGCAACTGCCTGGCAGATATCCACCAGCAGCAGTTACCACCGCAGTATGAATGCCTGCCGGTTGACGGAATTATCCCAGCACGGCGCCAGGAGGACAAATGAGTAAAGCAACCTATCTGGACGAATTGAATGATGCCCACCGCATTGAGCGTGAATCGCGTCATCGTAAGGCTCGTTCACCGTATAAAAATAAGAGCAACGACCGCTGGCTTGAAGTATGTAACGCGCATAACCGCAGGGTTATCCGTAAAGCTAAGCGCTCCGTTGGCAGGTCCAATAAAAACGGTGTGCGTCGTACTGCCATGGGCATGCGGGCATTTCTCAATGAGCTGAATATGCTTTCACAGATCTGTCGCAAAAACCGTGAGTGGCTGGCTAAGTCCCGGGAGGCAAAATGAAAGAGCGCCCAGTGATATTCAACGGCGAGATGGTTCGCGCCATTCTCGAAGGACGCAAGACGCAGACGCGGCGGGTTATGAAGGTTCAGCCTGAATCCCCAGGATTTGGTCTGCGCTATATCAGCGAATCACTTAACAACCGTGATACCGGAAAATACTTCTGGTCGCAATCAGACGCGTGCGGCATCAACAAGCCCCGGTCAAAACCATTCGTCTGCCCATTCGGCCAGGTAGGCGATCGGCTGTGGGTGAGAGAAACATATCAAGGCCCGTTGTTCAACTTCGACCAGATGGAGGCTTATCTCGAAGACACCTCCAAATTTGAACGCCCGGAATTCTGCGAGTATCACGCTGATGGCGGTATGGCTCCAGAGTATTTCGATGCAGAAGACAACCTGCGCTATGGCTGGAAGCCATCAATCCACATGCCGCGCTGGGCGTCCCGCATTACGCTGGAAATAACCGCCGTGCGCGTAGAGAGGTTACAGGATATCAGTGAGCCAGATGCGATCGCCGAGGGCGGTACCAAGCATTTCAACATTGATTGGTTCGGGCCGCTGTGGGCTTCAATCTACGGCGTTGATAGCTGGAACGCTAACCCCTGGGTGTGGGTGATCGAGTTCAAGCGTGTTGGGGAGACAACGTGTCTAAGCACATCAGCACCCAAATAGTGAGCAACGTTGTTGTGAAGAAAAAGGTTTCCATGTGGTTCGTGCCACGGCGTTTCGCCGATCAGGTAGAGCCCGGGACGAAAATTCACTTCTGGAACATTGGCGATTATTACGGCCGGATCCGCCGGCTAAAGGACACAACATCATGACCAAGTTAATCACAGCAGTTGAACCGCAGCGCGATGAAAACGGCTACTGGGCCCATCCTGATTACTTCGTGCCGGCTAACGGTGGAGAGTTTGCAGCGCCCGGTGAGTTTGAAGCGTGGCTGGATACAAATCGGATCATTGGCCACCTCCAGTGGATGGAGAGCGATGTTACCGGTGAACAGCTGGAAGCCCTGGAAGCCGGTGACGGTGATATCAGCCAATGGAACCCAACCCCACCTGAAGGGGATGGCTGGTTTATCGGCTCTATTCACGATACCGAAGACGGCCCAGCTTGCTACTGGCTCCGCCCTATCGAGGGTGAACCAACCGCCCTGGCAGACCTGATCAACAGATGCCACGTTGAGGCGCTAAAAATCGAGTTTTCACGACTGCACCAAGCATGCACACGGGCTGCTTACGATTATTTCTGCGCTTGCGAGCTGGGTGAAGACCGCATCAACGCAGGTGAAATTTATCAACGTATCCGGCTGGCTACTCGCCGTGGGGGCTATTGATGGGCAAAACACTGAAGTTTTATGGCGCCAGTGATGACCTGTTTGAGGTTGAAGGCGCAATTCGCGAAGAGATCGGCTGCTTCAACGAGCTGGGAATTTATCACCTGAAATCGGCTGAAGGTGAAGTATTGGTGGTCGCCACCTATACCGATAATGGCTGCTGGGCAATTGGCCTGGGGCAGGTAGATGAAGGAAAACCAGTCCCAGCATGGCCGGTGTCATTCACCATGCATGAGCGCGGCTATAGCGTCCAACTGACAATGGAAGTGCCAGATGATACGCAGTTGGTTATGGCTAATGAGGATGACGACTGATGAATGTAACAGAGACCGGAAATACATTTAGTTGTGATTGTGGGTTTAGCTGGCAGCGTGGCTTCAGCGGTTCGCATGATTGTAGCGTTGGCCTGCGTAAACAGATTGCTGATTTAAAGGCGCAACCGGTTACTGGCAAGTGCGATCAGGACATCTACGAAAACGGCAATAGTGCATGTCTTGTGGCCATACCTAAGGAAACGGCAGAGGTAATTTGCCGAGGAATCTCCGAGGCGACTGGATGTAAGGTTGATTGGCATTACATCGGCGGCCGAGTTCACATTAAGGCGATCACCCAGCCAGCAGTGCCAACCACTGTCAATTTCAGTGAGAACTTCGACGCTGATATGAGCCGAAAATGGGCATGGGAGCAGGTGAAAGAACTGGTTTCCACAAATGGATGGGACGCTGGAGATAGCGCCAACTTTTTCGCTTTCTTCTGTTGGGGTTGGGATATGCGGCGACAGTACAACGAACAACGACTGCCAGCGCCAGTAGTGTCGGATACGCTGTTAGAAGCCATAGAGGACGTCATCCGTATTTCCGACCGCGACCATGAAGCATGGGACCGTGCAAAAGAAGCCATTGCCGCCAGCCGCGCCGTAATGCTGACTCAACCTGCTCGCCAGGGTTACAAGCTGAACTCTCCGGAAACTCCGGATGGTTGGATATCCTGCGAAGATCGGATGCCTGAAGATGGCGATGTTGTTCTGGTGTTCCAAGAGGGAGGAATTATCTACTGCGCAGAAGTGGAAGGTGGTGTTCTTTATCCCGATGAATTTCCCAGGGTTCCGACGCAAGGCAAAGAGATAACACACTGGATGCCATTACCAACAGCGCCAAAACAAGGAGAAAAACAATGAATAATCTGATGATTGACCTAGAAACCATGGGTAAAAAGCCCAACGCGCCAATCGTGGCGATCGGCGCTGTGTTCTTCGACCCTACTACCGGTGAGCTGGGTCAACTGCAATTCTATACCGCGGTGAGTCTTGCCAGTGAACTGGCCGCCGGCGCCGTTCCAGATGGCGACACCATTAACTGGTGGTTGATGCAAAGCAGCGAAGCCCGGGCGGCGATCACCAATGACCAGGCGAAGCCAATAGCTGAAGCCCTC